TCACTGCTTGGTGGAAGGGGACGGCTCACGGGTGGAGAAGCGCATGAGTTCCGCTTCAAAGTGGAGCGGTATGTCCCCGGTGGGGCCGTTGCGGTTTTTGGCGAGGTGAAGGCTGGCCTGTCCTGCCAGTTGTTGCCGCTGGGCCTCGTCGTCCGCGTAGTAGTCAGAACGGTAAAGCAAGCCTATCATGTCCGCGTCCTGCTCAATGGAACCGGACTCGCGCAGGTCAGACATGCGGGGAATCCCCACGCTATTTCCGGTGCGCGTTTCCGGTCCCCGGTTAAGCTGGGCCAGGACGATGACCGGAACCTTGAGTTCCTTCGCCAGGGCTTTCAGTCCCGCGGAGATTTCCGCGACTTCGCGTTCCCGGCTGTTGGCGGCTTGCTTAGACGTGGACCGCATCAGTTGCAAGTAGTCTACGCCAATCGCGGCAAGGCCCCCCAGGTCCCGCATGACGCGGCGGGCCTTGGCCCGTAGCTCGTTGATGGAAATGGCCGCTGTATCGTCAATGACCAGCTGGGCCGCCCCAAGGTCCGATACGGCCCGCTTGAAATGCTGCATTTCCAACTGGGTGAGAGTACCGCGCCGGACAATCTCCCCGCGGCGGACGCCGGAACGGGCGAAAAGAAGACGCTCCGCAATCTGCACGGCGGGCATTTCGCACGAGAAAAGCAAGGTTGGCTTCTTCTTGTTCAGGGCGATATGCTCTACGATATTAAGAAGAAAAGAAGTCTTCCCCATGGAAGGCCGGGCCGCAATGACGAACATGTCCCCAGGCTTGAGGCCGTTGCTCTTGCGGTCCAGTTGGTCAAACCCAGTGGAAAGCCCCTGAATCTGCCCCTTGCTGGCAATGAACTGTTCAAAGTTGGTGACGGCCTCCTTGACGATGGAAGCCAGACTTTGGCCGTCCGCGTGATTCTTGGCCCGCTCCCGGATTTGAAAGATATGAGTCTCCACGGCATCCAGGAGGGCCGCCACGTCCTCCGGATTGTCGAAGGCCTGCGTCATGGACTTGGTGGAAGCGTCAATAATGGACCGCAAGAGGGACTTATCGCGCAGGGCGCGGAGATAATGCTCAAAATAGGCCCCGGTGGTGGTGAACGTGTAAATGTCCGCCAAGCCTGCGCTCCCCCCCACGGCGTCCAACTGGCGCATGTCCGCAAGAGCTTGCGTTATGGAAATAATATCCAGGGGCAAATTGGCGTTGTACCGGGCGAGGAACAACCGCCACAGTAACTGGTGGGCCGGGATGTAGAAAAAATCCTCCGTCACGCCGAACGTGACGGCCTGGGGCATGTAAGTCGCCGGGTCCATGACCAGCAAGGCCAGGACGCCCTTTTCCGGGCCGGGGGCCTGGGGAATGTCCCTGCACCCGGCAAGAACCGCGGAGGAAGGATCGTGAAAGGAAGTCATGAATCAGTAGCGGCGAAGGGTTGGCGGAAGGTCCGCGGCGGCCCGGCGGAGGTTGGACATGACCGTCGCGCGGGCAAGGGAAGGAAACGGGGAATAACAGGGGTTGCCCGTCGTGACCACGTCATAGCGTCGGGCGTAGGTGGTTGCTTGGGCCTTGCCCCCGCATCCCCACCGCCATGCGGTAAACAGGCCGTCCCACCGCTCCGGCGTCCACGGGTAGTACATCTTGCTACCGTCGTAGTGGTCCAGGATGTAGCGGCCTATCGTAATATCCTCCGGACAAATAGGAGAAAGCGGGGCGTCCTGCATGATGGCGGAAAGCTCCCTGGCGATATGGCCCCGGAGGGCGTAGCAACAACCGTAGGCGGCTTGCCGCTCGTCCCCGCATGCGGAAAAAGGAATCTCCGGATTGGTCAGCATGGGCTGAAGCCAGGAGCGGCCAATAAGGGCCGTATCCGGGTCAACCTTGAGGACAATATCATCATCCGCCGCCTCATTGGACAAAAGCGCAAGAATCCCCCTGACGGCCTCCGGGCCGTTGAGGTTGCGCCCGCGGTCAAAATCCGTCGTGACAATGTCCGCACCATAAGAACAGGCGTCCCGGTACTGCTCCGGCATGGGTGAGTTGGAATCATCAGCGACAATGACGCGCGCCTCCGGGAACGTCCGACTGGCACACGCTACACACTCCACGGCCTCCGGGCCGTTGCCCGCATAGGTAGGTATATATATAGTAGTCATAAATCTTACTCGGCGGGGCCAGGAGCGAAAAACGTGGCGGCGTCAAAAATGCAGTAGACGGCCCCCAGCGCATACTGCTTAACGGAACCGTCAGCCGCCACATCAGCCAGATGAAAGGCGTATTGCCCGCGGATGCCCGTTGCCTCCGTGGACAGGATAAACGGCGTCAGTGTGGCCGTGCTCGGTTGTTCCGGGGCCAGCCACGCACCCTCGAAAACGCCCCACACGTCAAATTGCACGACAAGCCAAACGGCCCCGGAAGTGGCGGAATGAGTAACCCAGCCGTCAGCGTCTCCCTCCAATGCGGACGTGCAGAAACGCCCCTGGAAGTAAACGTGGCCGGGCCGGACTTTTACCGCCGTAATTTTGCCAGTGTCGTCTTTTTCGACTTTGACGCGGAATCCTTCGTTGCCGTCTTCCGGCTTGGCCTCCTGCACGTCGCTCTTGGCAAGCTCACAGAACACGGAACCCAGGATGAACTGGCGCACATTGACGAACGAGGCGGGGTTGCCGTCATCCTGGAAAGGCTCCGCGCACGTGCTGATCGTCGCCAACTTGAAGCTATAGGAAACGCTTTTTTGTTTTTCCCCGTCCTTGTCCAAGCCGTCCGCTCTAAGCGGGGTTTCCTCGCCCTTGGAAGTTGCCAAGGAAAAACTTTTATAATTACCGTCCCCATCACATTTGACATTGAGCCAGATGTCCCCCTCCTTGGCAGGAGCAATTTCCCAATTTGCCGAGGCCTCCGAAACAAGCTTGCCGAACGCATAAATGTTGCCGCGCCGCAAGTATGCGGCGGACGGGCCACCGTCCTTATTAGCCACGGCCAGCACACGCCACCCCTCGTTACGGGAGCCATTGGCGTAAGTAATGCACCCGGTCAAGTAAGACTCATACGTGATGTCATCAATAGACGCCCCAGACCCGGAATTGGCACCAACGAACTTACCCAAGACCAACCGCACAAACCGTCCTCCGGGCTGTGAATCTCTCGTGGAAATAGTGGCGGATGTGATACAGTCGTGGCTACTGTCTCCCCACACCAAATCAAGATAGACCTTTTTGTTTTTTTCAGCTTTTAAGGAAGGATAAGGGACAACGTCCATCTTGACGCTGTTTATCCTGGGAATGATGATCCGTGTACCACCCGCGTGGACCTCCAGAATCCTACCAGGATTGAAATAGGCCGTCCAGGTTTGCCCCTCCTTGGTCATGGAGCGTAAGGAAAAGCCGCCCTTGTTGTCTGCATACCGCCCGCCTGTCCAGCGTCCAGAATTAGGGACAGAAGGAAGCATCGTCTGAAAATCGGACGACCTGTTTAGCGCGTCCTGGATGGCATCGACACTGTTATTCCAATTGGCCGCCGTCAGAACAGTGCCCTTAACCTTGTGGGGGAGTTGATACATAAGGCTATTTTCCGTAGATTTCTGAATCCCAATTGCCGCCAATGTAGGTAATTTGCGTGACCGTCTTGCCGTTGCGGCGAGTAACACCCCCACCCGCGCAAAGCCAGACCTGACCCTCCGGCAAGTTGGGCAATCCAGCACGGGAACTAATTTTCCCGGAATCGGAAATATCCACCTTGCTGGGGATGGTCAGACGACACTGGGTATAGGCAGCCTTGTAGTGGGTCTGCCCGCGCAAAATTTTAGAAAGTAGGGAGGGAGGCACTTTGCCGTTAAGCTTATCTGTCAAGCTGACGCCTTTTTCATCAGACAACTGACCTCCCATCAGGGCGCACAGGTCTTTCAGGGTGGTGTTGTCCAGGGCATCCACTTCCCCCTTGTAAAGTTTGCATTGCGTGATCGGTTCGTCGACCAGGGCCACGGTGATTTCACTTTCCCGGCCGTCAAATTCAAAAGTGGGGTCATCAGGATTATCCGGATTGTCCGGGTCAGGCGGCTCTTCCCGCGTGGCTGAATAAGTCAAAGTAACAAAATCAATCTTGTTGCTTTCGTGGGTTTCGATGCTGATGTCTGTCAGGGGTAATCCTTGCTTGATGGAATGGATGCGTGGAACTAATGAACGAGCCTCACCCTTAGGACACTTAAAATACTCCTTGAGAGATTGGGTGTCATAAGTCTCATTGTATTGGGACGGCTTCCACCATGTCAGCACGCCTGACGGGATACCTAAAATGTCATTGTTCATATTAACCTAAAACAGCTAGGGCACCGCCCTGTTTCTGCAGCAGCTTGTCGAGTAGTTCGTTGGTCTTTTTCTGCTCGGCGAGTTGCTTTTGCGGCACGTTTTCAGCAGAGAGCATCATCCGGCCATATCCACCACCGCCAACTTTGGCGAGAGACCCAGCCAGCACGGTTTCCCAACTGACTTTAATTTTGGGGGTATCATCTACGGTTTTTTGACGCTGGGGTTTACCCTTGGCGGCATCTTCCTTTTCTTTGGCAGTCCGTGCCGCATCCTGTTTTTCAAGTGCTCCCGTGATGCGGTCGCTGATAGATGCCATCTCGGCTTTAATGCCGGAGGTGTCCATGACATCCGCCGCGCTGGAAAAACCTTCGGAAAAGGCGTGTTGTAAGGCGGAAAAGTTATCAACAACCTGTCCAAGAATGCGGTCGCCGTAGGAATCAATAAATGACTTGGCGGCCCCTCCCGCCTGAGCGGCACCCTGGTCAGCGTCCTTTTCAAACTCGCGGGAAAGACCGTGCATCCAGGCGGCTTGCTTCCCCATGCCGGGGATGTACTCAATCAAGTTGGCGATACCCTCCGACAATAACGCCAGGATACCATTGACGGCTGTCCGCATGACGCCGACAAAAGCGTTACCTACCATGCCCCAAAAAGCAGCATCCGTCAAAATGTCAAAGACCATGACGCCAGTCTTGAAGGCTTGGATGAGAAATTGAGGGATAGCTTGGAAAGCTCCCATCAGGGTGCGCCATAAAAAATTCACGCTCTCCTGAAAAGCGAGAGTCAAGCCCAGCTTGGCGAGATTCCAAGCCTCACCCTGTTTGAACGCTTCGATCATGAATCGCATGGCATAAGCAATAGTTTCCCCTATTTCACGAGCCTTGACCGCCATATTTTCGATAGTGCTGATACCGTCGTCCAGCAGAGGCTTGAGTGCGTCCATGATGGGTTCTCCAAATTGGGCACGGACCTCGGACCAGGCGTCTCCCAGGGTTGAAAGCTTGCCGTTCCACGTTTGAGACTGCAATTCCATCCCTCCGGAAAAGCGGGCCAAATCCTCCGCGGCCACCCTCCAAACCTCCGACCCCTTCTTGCCCTCCGCCTGGAGCTTCTCCAGCTTGGTCCGAACCTCCGGAGTGATGGCTCCAACCTCCTGGAGACGCTGCATAGCTTCCCCTACGGGACGGCCTGAATCCAATCCGGAATACAGGCGGCCAATGGTCACGGCGAGCTCTTCAAAGGGCGTGTTAGTACCGGAGGCTACGTCGCCAACCATCGTTAGCCCCTGGCCCGTGGACAGCGCGCCATCTGTCAGGGTTTCCAGGGTGCGCGAGGCTGCGGCAATCTCCGGTAACTGGAAGGGTGTGTGTGCGGCAAAATCCGCCAGTTCCATCATGCGATCCTTGGCGGCCTTGGCCGAACCAAGAAGCGGGATGAATGCAGTCTGCATCGTCTCCCGGTCCGCGGCTTCACCAACGGCAGCCTTGGCCTCCGTCCAGGCGGCATGAAGCCCTTTGACGGCCAGCGCGGCCCCGGCCACAGCCGCGCCGACAACAGCCATGGACCCGACGCTGAACGTCTTAAACCCGCCAAGAGACGACCGGGCCTCGGTCAAAGGTCCGTTAAAACCGGAGTTGTTCAGCCGGAGATTATATTCTACGCCGTTGCTCACGATAGGTTTTTCAGAAGTTGAAGCTCTAAAAAGGAAAGGCCTCCGGAATCCGCGCCATTGCGCTGGGCAATGGCAGCCCTTAGACACAGGGCGCGGGCCACGGCGATATCCAGGACGGCGTCAAGGCTCCATCCATACTCGGAGCAGAGCAAATCCACCAGGGTCAGCCACCAGCCCACACCCGAACAATTCACGGTTTGCGGCCCGTCGCCTTCTTCTTTTTTTCCCCGTCCTCCGCTGGGGCAAAGGACGCCTTAATGACATCCGCAATCCTGCGCCCAGCAGCAGGTAGCATGGAAGGGGAAATGCTATCCGCCCATACGTGCAAGTCCTCTTTAAACGTCCCGGCATCAAGGGCAGCGGCAAAGGCGTCACGGTCCGCGAACAACCACATGAACGCGGTTATTTCGTAAGCGGAGGGCTGGCCGCCAAGTGCGACAAAATTCACGCCAGCAGATTCAAGGAGCAGCAAATCCCGCATGGTCAGGGATTGCCTCTTAGCAAAAGCATCCTTAACAACATCCGGGAACAAGGCGGCAGTGGCCGCGGCAATATTGGTAGAGGTCTTAGACATGCATTGACTATGGCACAAAACAGGCCTCAGCTTGTCCACTGCGGCCTGGATGGCAAATCATACCGTCATGAAGTGATTGAAGAACGCCACAGCGGCAGAGTCCTCAATCAGCAGGGAGGGGTCATCATCAGGTGTAAAAGTGCGGATTGCCCCGGTGCCGTCCTGCCGGGCCTCCACCTGGAGAGACACCTTGTCCGGGCCAGCCTTGCGTGCCCATACCTGCGTTGCAGCCCAGTTTTCTCCCTTGCCCTGGATAGCTCCGGCAAGGGCTAAATAGATAGGGGCCTGTTCTTCTGGCAACTCCACAAGGGGCATTTCATCACCATAACTCCAACCGTCAGGCTTGGGGCCTAAAAATCTGATGGTGCCTTTCAGGGGGTCAAATGCGGTGCCTTCCGTTTGGGAACGGTCATAAATAATGTGTATTAACATGATAGTGTAGCGTTAAATTAGTTAAGTGCTCTAGTGCCGATATAGACTTTCCCTGTATCGGACGTGATATAAAAAGTAGTCGCGCCTTTTTCGGGGAGGGCGGCATATTGTTCCTCTGTCAAGTCCGTTCGGACTTGAGCCCAGCGGGCATCTCCCTCTGCCCTGTTAAGCAGTGATTTGTCAGTAAGGCCAAGACTTCCGGCATTTGTCTTAGTGATAGACGTCGAAAGGGGAATGCCATCTTTAAATTCAATACAAATGTTCCTAACGCCGTTAGCTTTGCTAATGACCATTTTGCCAGAATTTGCATACACACGAGCCTCACTGCCCATGGACGACAATATTAGAAGCCCATCGTTTAGAACAAGCCTCTTGCAAAAAATATCGCCCTCCACATTTAGCGATTGCTCCATCGTCACCCCTCCGGAAAAAGTAGCCCCGCCAAAATTCCATGTCCCACTTGTCGTCGCCCTGGTTGGATTGTCCGGGTCAAAACCGATGCTATTAGGACCAAATTGAAAAGTACTAGCCGCACATGCCCCATCTATATCAATGGGAGCCAGCCGTGGAAGGCGAAGAGCAGAGCCGGGAATAGGGAGTAAAATATCTACATACTTGTCCGCAGTATTATATTTGATACGGCAAAATCCTGACCCACCGCTATGACCTAATTCCACCCCGCTCTCGTCCGGACTAATGTACAACCCGGTTATTGTCGACGCTTGAATGCCATAATCATCATAGCAGACAATGGACCCGCCAACCCCCAGACCACCCTTTAGGGTTGCCAGCCCCTCCACCGTCAAAGACTGCGCCAGAGTGACGCCCCAAGAAAAAGACGCCGGACCAGCAACGTCAATACGCTGGACAGAGATATTAGCCGTGATGACATTACCAAGAGTAGTTGTTTCGCCTGTTGCCGTAACCCCCCCCAGGAAGGATTGAGCACCAGACCATGTATTACTTGCTCCCAGTCTGCCATACCGCGCATTAAGCTGTTCTTCGGTCAATCCGTCTTTCCCCGGTTCCCCGGCGTCCCCCTTCGGCCCCTGGGGGCCTTGTGGCCCGGTCAAATCCTGTTCAACCATGTACCTTGCTTGCTCATAGGCCCACCACGCCAGATCAACGGAGTCAACGGACACGGTCACGGCGTCGCTAAGGCGCACAATCATACGGTGTGTGGACGGGTTGCCGCCATCCCTAGGGTCAATCCGTTCCGCCACCGTCACCAATCCGGATAGGATGCGTTCCCTGGGCGTTTCCGGTGCAGCCTGCAACCAGACTTCCCAGGACAACATCCCCAGACCTTGAGGGGGGATATGCACCAGAACGACCCCATCAGCGGCAATGGTCATATCCAGGCTGGTTACGGTTTCCCCTGTCTTGAGCGTGGCGGCGAGGTCGGCGGCGGACAGGTCCAGGGGAACGCCTGCTGCGTCCTGGATAAGGAGGGAGACGTCATAGGCAGTCCCCCTGGCAAGGGACAGATTGGCAACGGCGGCAATCATGGCGGCAATTAGACTGTCTCTTCCGAATTCTCCGCCTGGGCTGGTTCCTGGGCTGGTTCGACAGGGTCCTTAACGAAGGGCAGATGCAGCAGTTCCACCGTGTATTTCTGCGCGCCTGTGCGCTCCCTGGAATCGTCCAGATTTTCCACGTAATAGTTTTTACTTTCAAATTCTACCTTGTCCCCAATCTGGGGCACAGGCAGGGAGGATGCTTTTTGACCCTGTTTGCCTCCGCGGATGACATCCAGCGTCACGGTCTCTTGCGGGTCCCAGTAGACCACGGATTCCGTGTTTCCGGATTCCCCAACGAATTTTTCACTGGAACGGGACGGCTTGCGTTTGACGGATGTGACAACGCCCCAGGGGACGGTCACGCCGTCAAGCCCGAAGCAGATGTCATTACCGCGCACGATGTAGGAATTTTGTTCAGCCATATATTATATAGTGTATGAGGTTAGAATTCGGTTTCAAAAGACGTGACTTCCACGGTCATGGTCCAGACCGCCCGGCCCGGCGCGTCTTCCCAGACGATGGACAGGGGGGCCGCGGTTCGGGGCTTGCAGATGACCAGGCCATCCTGACCCAAGGAATTCCACATGAGCTTCTGCAGCACGCGGTCAGTCATGTGGTTGGCGGTGTCCATGTCTCCGCCGGGAACGCCAGTAGCGGCGGCGGAGATGAACAAGGTCACTTCGCGGGAAATGTCCGCCTTGATGGGCATCCCTCCCTCAATATCGTGGGAAACGTTGAGGGCACCGGGAAGAACGAAAATGACGCTGGCCGGATATTGGTTGAGGTCCGCCAGGGCGGCCTCGTAGGTCAGGACATTGGGAGCCGTGACGCATTGGGCGATTCCGGCTTGTTCGAGTTCCGCAGTTACGGCGCGGAGCAACCATTGTGTGTCTGTAATCATATGATTTTACGGTTGGAGCCATAAGCAATGGCTCCGGATTTTTTGCCGCAGGAAGAGGGGAAAGGGAACGTGCCGTCCCTAACCTCCTGCAAGGCTTTAAGTGCTGCATCATAGGCGGTCCGCTGGTCGTCCGTCGTCTTGTGCAGCAGCTTGACCAGATCGAACACGGCGATATCCCTTGCCCATCTGGTCATGAGATTGGCCGGAACCTCGCGGCCCTGGCAATATCCATCCACCAGGGCCGCCGCACTGAGCATGTTGTCTGCCACGGGGTCTTCCCCTGCCGGGGCCTGCTTGCGGATGTCGGCGAGCTGGCTGGCCGTCAGGGAGGCCAGGAGGTTGGATTCTGTCAGGAGTGTTTTCATGGGAGGATATAGGCCCGGCGCGCTGGCAAATCGGCAGACACGCCGGGCAATTCATGCGGGGTTAATTTTCTTATGCTCCAGCCGGGATAGCAGGCATCAGAATCAAAGCATCATTGAGTCCGACAGCAGACCCGAAGAAACATTCAAAGGTCAAGAAGTGCTTGCCCTTGCCCTCGGCGTAATGGCGGCGATAGGACAGGGTAATTCCGGTGTCGGGGTCCGTGATCGTTCTGGTTTCGAGGTAGGCTTTGGGTTCGCTGGGAGTCACGGCACGGGTGGCAACCGCCATGGCGGCAGGATGCACCACAAATCCGTTAGGGGCAGCAGCCGAAGGCGGCAGAATAGTAGATTCGAAAAGGTCAAAACCCAACAGGCGGGGAATGACCCCGTCGCGAATGTATTCCGTGCCGCCGTAAGCCAGCGCAGATGCAACCTGAACGGAAGAATCCTTAGACAGGGCCGTATAAGCGGAGGGAGAGGGGAAATAAGTGCGGTTGGTCTTCGGCACTTTCAGGGTCCCCATCTTTTCCCGCGCCAGCACGAGCAGGTCGGCAACCGACATTCCCGCCGTCGGCGTTAATGTCGTGGGATAATTGGCTTTGGTCATTTTCGCGAACGTATCCGTGATGACCTTGGCTGCCACAGCATTCCCCATTTGTCCGGCCCATATTTTCAGGTCGGCAGCAGAGCTTTCCAGGAATTGTCGGTCCGTCAAGCCAACTGTGGCTTTGGCATAGCCATCCAGCGAGACCGATACCGCCCCAAGTGTCCCCGTGTCGGTTTCATAGTCGTTTTCTTTGTCGGACGCTTCAATAGACCCAATCAAGGGCACCTTCAACGTGTCACCGCGATTGGCCGCGTCCTTGGAGTAATTCCGGGAAAACATGTTGAGAGCCGCAAGGGATTCTTTGAACGCTTCCAGGCCGTCAGTAACGATGATGTCATCGTTCAGTTTAATATCAATAGTAGTAGACATAGCTATTATATATAGTGTGTGAGTGAATTTTCAGGGCTGTTAGTGCTTCGAAGAAAGCAATTCTTTCCGGTGCTTCGCGAAAAACGCTGTTCGTGCAGCAGGGTCTTTAATGGCATCATAAGAGGCCAGCAGGGCTTGCCCCTGGGGATTGCCGTCCTTGTTGTCCTCCGGCTTGTAAGCCGCCTGGAACACAGGATTGACAGGCAGGGAGGCCAGCAGTTTTTTTGCATCCGGATTTTTCAGGAGGGTTTCCTTCCAGGATGCTTTCATATCAGGCGAGATTTTCCCCTCCGCGCAGGCGGCTTCCACGGAATCTTCCGCGGCCTTGGCCTGCATGTCGGAAACAATCTTCTGCGTTTCTTCCAGTTGCTTTTTCAGGGTGGCGTTTTCGTCCTGTAAAGCTTTGATTTCTTCGTCGGTCATGGTTGTCGTTTCTGTTTTTGTGTTTTCAGGACCACCGCCCGCAGGGGCGGAGGCAGAAAGGGATTGAATGGCTCTGAATGCGGCCCGGTTGACCAAACCGCCCATGTTGGCGGAAGTACCTGTCACGGTGCAAATGCCGTCGCCGTCCGGCTCGGAGAGGTCGAAAGAAGGAGAAAAACGCTTGAGGGACTTGCCCTTCTTGGCCCGCCCCTCATCGGTCCAGGAGACTACCAGGCGGATGCCTCCCGTCTTGGGGTCATCCCCTCCCCAGTACACGCGGTTAACCCAGGCGGATGCCTCGCCATCGGCATGCAGGAAATCAATATAAGGTGCATCTCCCGTCCCGGCGTCAAATTCAGCCTGGTACCTGGCGCGGCATTCTTCCACGCGTGCTGCCGCGGCCTCGTCAACCAGGATGGTCACGGTTACGACCTTGCCCTCCGGAGTGTGTGGGGAAACCGTCTGGACGCCGGGGGGCATCCACTGAATGTCGTCCGTATCGTCATCCGTCAGGCCGGACGCGGAGAAGTTGGCGTAAAACATCATGCCCTGACTATGCCACAGACGGAGGGTCAGCTTGGACACCGAGGCCTGAATGGTAATCAGGGGCGTCCCTGGCGGCGAAGAAAGATGCGGGCGGCACTGTTGACTGCCTTCAGTACTTTGTCGTCGGGAGGCAAAGCCCGCGGGTCTTTGGGGATGCGTTGCCCTCGCTTGAATACATAGTACATTTTTTGTCCGAGAGCCAACCCCACCGGGCGGCCTCCGGACCAGACAGACCGTAGGTCTTTAATGACGCGGGGACTTTTTCCGTGGGCTTCTGCTGTGACCGGGATAGCCAACATTTTGGCTTTCTTGGGGGTAATGTTCCCCCCGTAAATGTGGATAGCCACATGGGGATGGTTAATGCGGACCATGATGCCGCTACCTCCTACCATGGGAGCCGTGCAGGAATTAGCGACAGCCAGCCAGAAATTGGTCCGCGTGCCCCCCAGCCGGTTCGGCCTGGCGTTCTTGGCCCGGAAATGGCTGATGAGCGTGTTCCTCATGGAAATCCCCATGATTTTTTTTAGGGCAGGCTGGCGTGAGGCCAGTCGTTCCAGTTCCGGCGTCACCGTGTCCCTAGTCAATTTCAGGTCAATGCTCATACGCGGGGGACGGAGGTTTTGCCGATAACTGCCGCCGTGCCCATGGCGTGTTCCATGGCTTCCGCCAGGGCGGCAGGATGCAGGCTTTTGAGCAACTTGCCGGATGCCAGGTAGTCGGCCACCATGCGCCGGAATTCGTCGTCCGTGAGGGTGTCGTCACAGGCGGCGCGGGTCAGTTTTTCCAACCCTGGCCGGGCATCCCCCAGCCAGGCGTCCAGGATGTCCGGCAGGTCCCGGAGGATGGACTTGTTCAAGGCTGCCAGTTGGTCGTCCCTGGTCATAGAGAGGCAGCCGCTTTGTTGAGTTCCCCCAGATAGTATTCCCTGGCCGCGGAGGGCATGCCATCCAGGGCTTTTGCCATCAGGGCCGGATTGCCAATCCCGGAGGCGGGAGGCGTGATAACGGCTTCCCCTGCCGCGGGGGCTGGGAAGCCCATATAGCTGTAGGCCCATGCCTGGGACACGGGGAGGCCGTTGCTGACCATGGACGTTAACGCCAGGGCTTTGGGATATACTTTGTCGTCTCCCTGGCTTTCAAACAATTCTTCATCATCACCGGGCATAGGAGCTTCAATTGTCTCGTAGACGTAGCTCTTGGACAAGGGTATCCCCTTGTCGAGTATTTTGCCGATACGGTCCACGGCGGCATTGCGGTCTTTGACTTCCTTACTAGTGGGGGCGAAATAAGGCAAAGACGAATCTTCATTTCCAGCTGGTCCGTTAAAATCGAAAACGGCAGTCAATAACTGTTCATTCATGACTTCCGCGACCCAGTCCGCGGCGGCGTCAATGATGTCGCTCCGGACATTGTAGTGGACTTCTCCCAAGGCACGGCTCCCGGCTTCGCCCGGCGAGGAGGTCAAGGTCTGCCCCAATATCAGCAGGTCGCAGGCGGTATCCGCCATATCAATCATCTGGTTTTGCGGGTTATCGCTGCCCTTGTTGGACGGCTCCTTGAGTTCAAGAGTGCTGCCAGTAGGTGCGGCAGCCCAAGCGGCGGCACCCATGTTTTCAAGCATGGACTCCATAATATCCTTTAACTCCGGGTCACTCTTGTCATAAGTAGCCCAGCGGATCGGTTGCCCAAAAATTTGAGCGAAATTTAGCAGCCAGTCCGCGCTAAAATTGGCCGCGCACCAATACCAAGCAAGAGAGCGCAACAATGCCCCGCCGGACGGATGGCCGAAAGAGACGTTATTGACAGCCACTAAGAATTTGCTCGGGAGGAAATCCCCTAGGGTATCAGACCCAGGGGACCGCATTCCGAACAATCCGCTTTCCACGTCCCATCCATACCAGCGGGGATGGACTTTCCGCGTTTGGCGAGGAAGCCACGCTTGCGGCATGTGGACACAGCCACGAACTTCCCAGTCAATTTCCCATACTGTGACCCCGCAGAACCAGCCGTCAAGCAGTCCGTTGACTGTCCCACGCCAACCTTGGCCGTTCTCGCGGTAGTTACCTTTCATCCCGTCCCTGGTACGTTCGGCCAGATGTTTCATCTCTTCCCGTCCTTCCTCATCCTGGACATTCCACTGCAGGCCGCACACCGCATTTTTCAGTTCGGTTACATTCTTCACCAACCGCGGCCAGGTCCGGCACATGAGGTCATACAGGGCATGTTCTTCTTCAGGGCAATCTCCGTTCAGGGATGCGTCAAGTACGCGGGCAATGTAATCCGGAGTTACCCAGGCTAGGTCCGGCATCATCCAGCGCGGACGCGCAGGGGGTATGAGGATGCGTTGTAGGTCGGATGCCTGACGGGCGTTTTTAGCCGCTAAAATCTGCTTGACGGTCATTGACCCGGCTGCGGGTGGCAAGCTCGCGCTAGAGGGTCCGCGGTGCGCCGCGGAGGCAATATTCTTTTTGAGGGTGATGGTCATGTTTATTTACGGTTTAAAGTTCTTCTCTTGTGGTGGTATTTACCCCGGCCACGGCCCATGATGACGCCGTCCACCGTTTCACGTGTCCAGGTGCCTTCTTGCGCTTTCATTGTCAGGGAATGATAGGCGAGAGCCAGGGCCCAGAAGAGGTCGGCGTGGCCGCTGTCGGTCCGGTCCGCGTTGTAACAGACCAGTCCCGTCTTGGTGTAGCCTTTTTCAATAGCGGCAATATGAGCTCGCAGGAGGTCGTGGTTGGGGATGATGATTTTTCCGGCTTCCATAGCCCGCGCCAGATTGGATGCTAGTTCTTCCTTTGTAGCATTATTGAAAATGACGCCGCGCACTTTGTGCCCGTTCTTCCGTTCCTTGGCGTCCATAACATACTTGTCGCCTATACTTGTCTGGTCGATGACTACCAGCTTCACGCCCTCCGTTCCGGTCATCTCGTCGAGTTTTTTGTCCCGGCTTTTCCAGGAATGGTCTTTGTGATAGTACACCAAGCGGACGATAAAGCGGTCGTGCCAGGGCTTGAGCGCAATGTAACAGTGCAGGTCCGACATGCGCGCCACGTCCACGCCAATCCCAAATTCTCCTTCTTCCTCCGCAATATTCCCCGCGGCGGAAGCATAACGTTCATTGGTACATGCAATGATCGTGTCCCAGGGGATAAGCTGCCCCGCCGTATCCTGCGGTACGCACATGTATTCTTCCAGATAATCGGCTTCTGTAAGACATTTTGCCCGGCAGGATTTGAGGAATTCCTCATGGGTCATTGACTTGCCCGTCTTGGCGTTGATGCGTTCGACAATGCCTGCATTCACCGCGTCCACAATGGTGACTTTATGGAAGCTCCATCCCATCGGATTGCCGTTATTGACACAATCGTTAATGAGCTGGTTAAAGACGGATTGTTTGCCGCGGTGAGTCGAGATGACGATGCGCTGGCCGCCCCACTGCGTCACGGCGGAGGATACCTTCAACAGTTTCTGCTGCTGTTTATGAACCGCATATTCATCCAGTACCACACAACCACGCTTGCCTGCCAATACATCCGGGTTGCTGGACAGGGCAAAAATGGTCCGGCCTGTGGAAAAAGTAATGCTGAAGACCGTTTCGTCTTCAATGATTTCTTCTCCGAGTTCAACGGCCCCAAGATTATAGATTTCCGCCCATTTTTTGCAGTCATCGACAAACAGTTTTGCCGCAGTCTTGTCCCGCGAGCATATCCACCAATCATATAATGCGCCTTTTTTGACGCAGGCACGCACCGCCTTGAGGGCGGTGTATTCCGAAAAGCCCTCCTGGCGGCCTTTTTCCACCAGAATATTGTCGCTTTCGTCTTCCAGGTAACTCGCCTGGTAAGACATGCTCCGCGGCATCCGTTCCGCCTTCTTGATAACATGGACCTTGCTCATGGCGTTAAATCAGGTTCATGGCATTTTCAATGGCGGCAATTTGTTCTTCCGTGAGGCCATTGCCGGATTGGGCCTTTTTCTGGCTGGCCGCTTCCGCCGCGGCGGCTTCGCGGTTTTCCCGGCGGATGTCCGCCATTTCCCGGCGAAGGGACATCATGAGTTTGATAATATCCAGCATCTTGCCGGGCTTGTCGGCAATCATGGTTTGGATGTCGGACACGTCCAGGCCGTCAAGTGCGCCTTCCAGCATGTCCATGGCAGCCGCCAGTCCGGCTTCCGCAGGGCCTCCCTCTTCCGTGTATTTTTTGAGCAGGTCCACTTTCCAGGCATAGCGGTCACGGGCGGCAACCAAACGTTCCTGGCGGGCTAACCAGTCCTTGTGTGCGCCCTTGCGGTAATTGGTGACGTTCTGGGCATTAACATTGGGGTATCCCTCCGCGGCACACAAGGATGCCACATCACGCCAGGTTCCACCGTCGGCCAGACATCGGCTGACGGCATCCTGGACCCTGGCAGGCATGCGGCTGATTGCCGCCGCGGCTGTCCGGACGGTGGTCATGACAGCAGGGCCTCCTTTCCCGCGGTGAGAATTTTCCAGCGGACGCCAAACGGAGAGGGAGGCAGGCGGAGGACATATCCCAGGGCAGACAGGGTTTCCAGTTCCGCCTCTACCTGGCGGTGGTCAAATCCGGCAAGCCTCACTTCTGTAACCAGTTTTTCCGTGGACATGGAGAGGCCACCGCTGATGTTCAGCAGTTCAAGGATAAGCTGTCTTACTTTCTGCGCTTCGGTCATGATGGTGGGATTTTAAAACAATTCAGGCCGCGGCTTGCACACCGCGGCCTGAATGGCAGTTACTTCTCCGTAAGGCGGCCCCCTTCCAGGCGGCCTATTGACCGTTGGAGGCCCTGTAAATATTCGTTGGTGTCGTTTCGTATCTTGATGATTTCCGTGATGATGTCTTTTTTGTCCTGGGCCTGCGTTTGTTCCAGCCTGTCAATGCGGCCATCAATGCCATTGATACGCTTGTGCAGCACTTTCACATTGTCCATTGTGGCGGCTTGACGGCTTTTCAAGATGGATACAGGCTGCTTTTCAATCTCGACGGATTGTGGTTTCCCCTGGGACTTTAGCCGCACCCACGCTTGCAAGGCGTTACCGACAACAGACGCGACGGTGACGGCCTGCCACAGGAATTCACTGTTTTCCATGTTGGGGCTAGTAGTTGGCAATGCCTACGGCAATGGCTCCGCACAGATTAGAGGCGTTTTCAAGGGCCGTTTCATAGTCGGCATCGTTGTCGATGAAAAACGGCTCTACAATGACGCAGGGAGCCACGGTTCCGCGTAGCTGTGCGCCGCCGCGCTCTGTCCCGGTAATGGGCTTGATGCCCCGGTCCGGCAATCCCAGGGCCTTGACCATCTGCGTCTGGATGCACTGGGCCAGACGCTTCCCGCGGGGGGACGCATGCCAGTACAGGGTTTCCGTGCCGCTGGCCGTCTTGTTGAAAGCATTGGCATGCAGGGCCACAATCACGTCGGCGTTGGCCTCATTACAAGCCCGCACGCAGGCAGTCATGCCCGTGCCTCCCCCTTCCGTTTCCCGGTTGACGATAACGGCCCCGTGGCCGTAACCGTTGAGATAGTTAACCAACAACTGGGCATACGACTTCCAAAAACGGTACTCGCTCATTCCGTAATGGCTATTTTCCGCGCCAGGCGCGGACGGGCAATGTCCGATGTCGATACATACTTTCATGATAGTTTTTCCTTTCTATACAGGTTCCGGGCGGGATGACCCCGCCCGGAAAGGTTGGGGTTACTTGACTTGCTGGACAACGGGAGGGACGGACGTTTCCGGGGCGGCCTGCGTCCAAACCAGGGCATGCGTCTTATCGTCCCAGGTCAGTGTCCGGCCATCACGGGTGAGGGTGTATTGACCGTTCTGGATGCTGATTCCGGTATGGCCCGGAGGGTCGGCCTGCGTCTTGGAAGCGCAAGACGACTGGGTCAAGGACATCCAGGCGACGACGGCTCCAATGATGGCCCCGGCAAGGACCTTGGCCCAGTTGGAGGGGATTCTACACGCCATCAGGATGCGCGTGATGATTCCGGCAGCTTCTTCCTTGTTAATGTTATTCATGGTTCTTCATTTGTTAATTACCCTATTTATAGGAGGGCGCCATTTTGGCACAAAAAAGGCCGCACCTTGTACGGCGCGGCCTGCATGGTAAAATGTTGTGGAGTTTTTAGTTGTTAAGCTCTTTTTCAGTTAATTCCTTGACAAACTTGTAAACCTTGTATGACCTTTCTCTATAGGTATAAACACCAATGATGCGTGCTTCTATGTCCACAGAATCACCTTCCGCTAATGGTTTTCCCTTGTATTTGTGCAGCAGCACAACCCTGCCATAATCAGGCTCCCAAGTGACAATGGTACGGCCAGCAAAGGCAGTCCAGCTTGCGCTCCCCATGTACATGAGCATGCCTTGAGGCACTTTTTGATTAAAGTACATTCGTATCTTTACAGGTTTTTCCTTAGCTAATTCTTCTTTAGGCAACGGCTCAAAGGTGTATTCTTTTTCCTCTGCCTGCCCCGTCCAGGAAAATGCCAAAGCTAAAAACAAAATAACGTAACGCATGCCAACCATATAGGATAATCGCCCAACACCTACAAGCCTAAATCTTCTTAATCCATCCCACCATAGCGTCTTTCAGCAGGCATAATTTTTCCTCCGCCTGCAATGCCCTATCCCTCCATATTTTAACTTCTGACGCCATTCCTTCTTCTTGAGTTTGCAGCAAGATGGAGAGGATTTTGTCCCGCATGCAGGATGATACATCCCCGCCATTTTCCAAGCGGACGATATGCAAAACGCTATATCCGGACAACTCTGCAAGGTTCGACAAAGTCAATCTTGTCTTTTCTCTCAACGTCTTAAAGTCAATCTGTTTACACATAGGACTAACACCTTACAAAGGATGACTTGTCCCGGCAATGTATCAATTCTTCAATGTGTCTCACGTGAGACACGTTTTTTCGGCGTTAACGATTAACAATAAGTACTTATACTTTAAAGGCAACTGTTCACCCGTGAACAAGTGAGCTAAATTTTTTTAAGCCATCCCTGCATGGCTGATTTGAGTTGATTGAGCTTTTCCTCTGCGCGTAACGCTCTATCTCGCCAATGCTGAATTTCTGTTTTGTCACCTTCTTCTGTTTTTTGTAACAGGATAGACAGGATTCTATCTCTCAGTCGTTTACTTCCTATGTCATTTAATTCTAATCCATTTATGGATGCAATGCTATAGCCAGACAACTCTGAAAGCTGGGAGAGAGTCATTCCAGATTGTTCACGGAGGCTCTTGAAATTTACGAGATTTGTATTTTTCTCTTGCATGTTTACGAAATATGTAATACGAAAAGTGTATGTTAACGCGTGTACACATTAAAAGCAATCGCCAACTCTCCCCGGAGGTTTTGGCCGCGCGGGAAATTTTGAAGAGGAAAGGGTGGTCTTATAGGACTGCGGCCCCTTTCCTTGGTGTTACCTACCAGCAAATAAGCTTTGTCCTCAATGGACATAGGCAAAGCATATCCCTTCTTCGTCGCATTCATGCCCTCCCATATCGGAGAGGGAAATAACAACTTCAACCCCAAATACGAAAATGAACGAACATCAACGCAAATATGCCCGCCGTGACCGGGAGGACAAACAGAAAGCCCTATATGGCTGCCCTCTGGTTTTCGCGCCAGAAGAAGAAAAACACGCTATCCGCTGGGGAGCCGTCATCCTGGTCGCCTGCCTGGGTGTGTTCCTCTGGATTGTCGCCTTGGCCGTCATCGACTGTATTATTTACCGCTAATAATCATGACCGCGCCACTTACTGACAAGGACTGGGATGCCGTAAGCCCGGAGTTAAAGGTCCTGTGCCTGCTGCGTCTGCTGCGCCGTCCCGCTGTAAGGAAATGGGCGGCGCGTGAATTCGGTTTCCCTCCATCCGGTTCCCTCACCCAGCGGCAACTGGCCGCCTGGTGCGGCGTGGATGAATCCACTATCAGCCGATGGGAACGGGACGCCATCATTAAAATGCGTGGAGCCGCCAGACGATGTGGCCTCACACAAGAAATTTCACAATACAAACACTAAAAAATATGAGCAAAAAAGACATTACTCAAAACATGCTGAATTGCCTGGCGGAATACGCCAATAACGTGCGACGTGATTTAACATCCGCTTGCGCCAATGCGCTGAAAGCTGGGGCCTACCTCAACCATATCCGCACGACGAACAATATCCCCATGACGGACGCCCTGTCCCGGATTGGATTGAGCCGTGCCACCGCCTATCGCTGGATGGACGCGCACAATACCGCTTGCAAAATCCTCGAACTACAGGCTACCCCCTCCGTTCTGGATGCGGATTTCGCGGGCCATTTGGCCGCTCTGGACGACATTGCCAAGGGCATGAGCCTGTCCCGTCTGGCACTGGGGGCTCCGGCTCCTAGCTCCGACATTGCTCGCTTGGACATCCTCCAAACAGGGGCGGAAACCGCAGAAACGGAACAGGAGGAAGAACTCTATAAGCAAGCCGTGGAAAACGTAGAGTCCGGGAAATGGACTCTTATTCAGGCCATGCGGGCAGTCGGGGGAAAGGCTGCCCAAGACATAGCCATCGAACGCCGTAAAGACCCCGTGTATATCGAAATCGACGAGGAAAGCAAGAAGCCCGTCGGAATCCTCCCGAAAGCCATCACCAGTCTTAAAACGGGCCTCCAAAACTGGAACGTCTTTGACGGTGAAGCAAAACGCGTCTTTGCCCAACTGTTGAAGGAAGTTCTTAGTGACCTGCCGGAAGAGCTTAAAAAGTACCTCTAACTTTACGCGACTATGAATCACGACGATTTGATAGCCAAACTTCAAAAGCTGCTCGCCCTCGCCCAGCGTGGCGAGGGCGGGGAAGCCGTCAATGCCCGCGAATTGCTGGACAAGATGATGGCCAAATACGGCATCGACGAGGCCAGCCTGACCGACATCCGCACCTTGAGATGTGCCACAGACTCCGACGCAGAAAAGGAACTTCTGATTGTTGTCATCAGTTTTGCCCTGCAAATTCCAACGGTCCAGGTGGAAGCAGACATCATCGTCCGCACAGATGATTTTGGGATGGACCTGAAAATGACGGTGGAACAACATGGATTGACTGCCGCTTTATTCCAACATCACCGTGTTGGGCTGGGAAGGTCCATTGAAAAACTGGCCTCAGACCAATCCAGGCAGGCAGCCTTAATCCATGAGGAAATAGGCCGTCTGACCTCCAAAATAAGAGACCTGAAAGCCATCTCCGGCAACCTCAAAAAGACCCAGGAGAAGGCCCTTCAAATGGCCGTGTGCGCGTATGTCAACCTCAACAACCTGGTTGATTATGCTGGGTGGAAAAACGCCACCTCCGACGGTTCTGACGCCATCCAGTCCGCCATGGCTTCATGCGTCCAAATGGACACCAACCCCAACCAACTTCCGGCACAACGCCTGGGCAACGATAACCAATCCGATGATTGATTTACCCATCATAGAACGGCAAATCCGTCTTAGGGCGGCCTATCGTTCCCTACGCCATAGTATCTACAGTGACCGTGAATTGTCCCGTATGGAATGGGAGCGTGATTGCTGCCGCTATCCCCTGCGCGGCTATTTCAGGCAAAGAATGTACGAGAACATTAAAGCAGCCTGGTTCCTACGTAGCATCAGCAGGGGGACGTACCGCATCATCATGCGGAGTCAAAACGCATCTTGGGATGATGCCACCATCAACCTCGGCAAGGGCAAATGCCATTTTTCTAAATAATTCCTGATTCAATTTATCATGGCAATACTTCCAGACCATTCTTTCAACGCCTTTTCCGCAGGCCGTTCCGGGCGACCTCGGAAAGTGGAACTGACGGAGGAACAGAAAAAAGAACTGGCAGCCCTCTACCTGGCGACCAACGCCACCAGGAAAAGCGGCAGCATGACGCTGGCGTGGTCCATTTTTGCCAGCCAACACCCGGAACTTGGATGGGATGCCGCAGCCAAATCCAGCAAGCACATCATTCCAGCAGTGGCGCGGGATGTTATGAAACATGCCCGGCCCATGGTTGGATACCATCGTGGAGGAGAACGCAAATTAAGGGAATTAGCCTATTCCCCAGGACTCCTCCGCCGCAACCTGGACGGAGGACTGCTGCGAGCCGGACAACGCGCGTCCTGGGACGACGCCACCATTAACTTTGGCGTGTGCGTCCCATGGCCTTGGAGGGGAAGCGGCGACAAGTGTGCTGAAAAATATGGCGTGCGCCTGGGACGCTTCCAACTTTTGGTCTGCCATGACGACGCCACCAGCTTCATTCCCGCCTACTCTTATATTATCAGATACGAGCAAACCTACCGCGGGGAGGACGTGGCCGGAGCCATGATACGCACCTGCCGGGACGTAGGCATTTTTGATTCCTTCGTATTGGAAGGAGGCGTCTGGAAAAGCGACCGTGTCCAGCGGTTGCTGGACGGCTTAGGCATCCGCCACATTGACGCGAAAGGAAGACCCCAATGTAAATTAGTAGAAAACTTCTTCAATCGTCTCTGGTCCGTCCTCTCGGTGGTGCCCGGCCAGGTTGGCCGCTACCAGGCGGAAAACAAATCAACCAGCGAAAAATACGTCGCCTGCCGCAACGGACGCCAGGACCCGCGCACCCTTTTTCCCATGCTCACGGACGCCCTGGCCGCCATTGACTGGGCCATTAACTACCTCAATACACATCCGGTGGAATCCCGCGAGTACGGCAAGTGGATTCCCCGCGACCGTTGGGAGGCGGACCTTGCGGCGCATCCCATGCGCCAAGTGGATGCCGATTTCTCCTGGTTGCAGGCTCCGGCCATCGTGAAGCGCAAAGTGGTCAGGGGAATGCTCCGGGCTACCGTCCCCGGCCCTCTGGGGGTGCCGCAACGCTGGACCTTCAGCGCGCCGTGGCTCTGGACCGAAGAAGGAAAGGAACTCATGCTCCACTTTGACCCCTTGGGCGAATGGCCGCTTTCCGCCGTCGTGACGGCTCCGGGAAGCGTCAAAGTCCTGGGAGAAGTCTCCTGCACCAATCCGGTCAGCATGGGTGGATGTGGCGAAGACATTTCCCTTCAAATCCGCCAGATTGTTCGCACGGAATATCGCCTTTTGACTGCTACAGGAAAAACGGGCCGGGAATCCACCCTCCGCGCCCTCAACGGTCAAACCTCTATTGCCCAGGGCGTCAAAGGACAGGACGGCGACGTCACCGCGGACACTCCGCCGGACGCTGTCCAGGTTCCCGCTAAGGTGCGCGCTTCCAAGCTGGCAGACCCTCTTTCCCGCGCCGCGGCAGAGGACAGCCGCTCCACTGTTCCCCAACCAATCACCCCCGCCACGCGGGACGACTTCGCCGCCATGCGCCGCCGCGCCCGGCAGGCAAACACAGCAACCACCCTCAACTTCTAAAAAATCATGAACAAATACGAATTATCAACACATCCGGACGTTGGCAGCCTGGCGGACAGGCAAGCCAGCCTCCACCTCAATGACCAGGACTTCTGCCGCCGTGTAGGGTTCTCACTGGCCGCATCCTCCTGGGGTAAAATCAAGGCCGGCACCTGGTCCGGCAATTGCGACAATGCCCTGGTGGCCGTCCAGCAGGCCCTTGCCTCCGGTGACGACCAGCCAGCCGCGCCCGTCGTGGATGGGGACACCGTTCTTCTTCCTCATATCTCCCTGGCCGTGGACGCCGTAGAAGCGGCCTCCTGCACCAAAGACGAGCATCGGTTGGTTTTCATCGTCGGAAAAACAGGTTCCGGCAAATCCAAGACGGCGGCCTATCTGGCCTCCAGATTCAACGGAGCTATCATCAACGCGGCCCCGGCTTGGGAAAAAAGTTACCTGCACGCCCTGGCCTCCATCGGCGCGGGGCTGGGCATCGGCAACTCCTGGCGGTCTGCGGGCGACGCGGAACGCTCCATCATTCAAGCCCTCCAGACAGCCCCGCGCCTCATCATCATTGACGAGGCCAACCACTTCAACAGGGCAACTCTCAACTTCCTGAAAACCGTCCTCAACCTGACGCGGTGCGGCTTGGTCCTGCTGACCCTCCCGGACCATATGGCCCGCATGTCTGCGGACAGCCGCGAAGAATTCCCCCAGCTCCTGCGACGCAGCATCGCCATCATCCATATCCCCAGCATCACTGGGGAGGAAGTATCTGCCATTCAGCGCGGACTATTCCCGCAAATGGATATCCGCAACACCTCCCCCATTTGCGCCCTTGCCAACCAGTTCTACAACCTGGACACCGTCCGTCGCGTGCTGGAAGAAATCGACGCCGGACAAACGCCGGACGCCGCCGTCAAGGCGGTGCGCCGCCAAATTCAGGCCATCACTCCAACCCAATCCCTCAACTAGCATGACCGCTCCCGCCACCATTGAAACGGAAACCGCCGCGCAATTCATCAGCATGGCTCTCTCCACTTATGGAGTGCCGTTCCAGGTACTTTCTCCGACTCCTTACCCCGACAAAATCGGCATCCGTCTGCACCCAGAAGAGCAATACTGTATCGTCCACGCGGAAGCTTTCCTGGCCTGGATGTCCACCACACGGCCATCCCTTGACAAACTCCGCGCCACTCTCGACAAAAAAATCAAACTAAACCGTCGTCATGTCTAACTGGACCGTAACCGTCCGCAGGAAGAACGAGATGAAGCCCACCCACCATCTCTGGCTTAACAGGAACATATGGTGGCTGGTCATCTCCCTATATAATAAGGAAACACGCAAAACGATGCGGCACCGTCAAAGTCTCCGGACGGAGGACCAGGCCGTCGCCATCAAACGGCGGGACAAAGTTCTGCAGGCTCTCTATGCCGCCTACGGAAAGGAAGAAAAATAATATGGTCAGAGAGCCGGAAGCCATGCCCTTTTGGGAAGCCCTATCCCTCTTGGAAGGGAAAGAAGCCGTCGCCTCCGCCATGACCACGGCGGAATGGCGGCGCATGCCCGTGGCTGTCCGGCTCAAATCTCAATTTTCCGCCACGCTCACTTCCGTAAAAGCCGCCAAGGCCATCACGGATTACCTGACGGGCTATGTCCGCGGAGACAAGGCCGTCAATGACCTCGGCCAAGAATACCAAGTGTATCAAGGCCGGGCGGAATTCGTGGCCCAAATGAGGGACATCATGATCGAGGAGGGCTTCGGCAAAGTTCTTCATGACGGGACGTTGGACCCGGAAATTCATGACAACGACCTCCGGGACCTGCGCGGCTGCCGCCGCCTTCAACTCATCTTTGACACCCAGACGGAGCAGGCCGCCTCCTACGCCCAATGGCAGGAGGGACAGGACCCGGACATTCTGGACATCTTCCCCTGTCAAAAATTCGTCCGCGTCCGTCCGGTTCACACGCCGCGCCCTTACCATGATGCCGCTATTGGCACCATCCGCCGCAAGGATGACCTGGCCTTCTGGGTTTCCCTCAATCGGGATTTTCAAGTTCCATGGGGGCCTTGGGGCTTCAACTCCGGCTGCGGTGTGGAGGACGTGGACCGCGACGAGGCAGAGGCGGAAGGCGTCATCAAGCCGACAGACAAGGTCCAGCCAATCGCCAAAGACTTTTTGGAAGGTCTGAACGAATCCATCCGTGGCCTGGATGACCAGGCGCGCCGCTATATTCAAGCCCAGCTTGATAATCAGGTCCGCTTCCTGGGTGATTCCGCGTTTTTCAACCCCAAGGACCAGCCGCTGCCCGTTGACCCGGCACAGATCCCGCCCGTGCGTCCGGCCAAAACTCCGGAGCAAATCGACGCCCAGAAAAAGCGCATTGGAGAAACCATTGCCGCTCGCCAGCAGCGGCAGGCAGACCAGCGCGCCGCCGTGGAAAAAACAGCCAAGGAAGACTTCCGCGCCCGCAGGGACGCCGCCCTTGGACCTCTCCGGGAACACAGGGACAGCTTGCTCCAGCAAGTGGCGCAAGACAAATCTATTGAGTCCTGGATGGCTTATAGAGCCGCGGATGAAGCTTACATCAAAGCGGCGAAATCCTGGAATCCCGGAGGCATGCTTCACAAAGCCATGATTAAGGACATTGCCCAGCGTCAAGCAAAACTATGGGACAAGACCTATCGCGACTCCCTCCGCTTCCTAGGCACGGAAGGCATGCTTGTGCCTAAAGACAAGCGAGGCATGATTGCCCCGTCCTCCGTCATCATTGACTCACATCTACGCATCAAGGCAGACAAGCCGCGCAAACTCTCCCCCAACATCCGCAAGGGGCTGGACCTCGTTACATCCATTGTCCCGGCAGACAAGCTCCCTTCCGGGCTGGGCCTGCAAATCGTCAAAAACAACAGTCTCCGCGCTTTCCAACTGGACGGAAATATTAAAATATCCGACCAGCACGCCCCGTCTGTCGTCGCTCACGAGCTGGCCCATGCCATCGAATTTTCCAACCCTGACGTTCTCCGTAAATCCGCAGCTTTCCTGTACGACCGCGGGGAGGGGATGCCTGCAAAATCCTTATCCAAACTTGAACCGGGAGTTAAATACAAATCCGTGGAAAAAGCCCTGGAAGACAAATGGAAGGAACGGGGAGGACGGGCTTATATTGGCAAAGTTTACGTAAGGGGCTATCATTCGGAAATGAAAAGGGAGGACTTTGTGGCAAACGTCCAAGGCTCTGAAATCCTGTCCATGGGAATTCAACGCCTACTGGAAGACCCCGTCAGATTCCGCCAGCAGGACCCGGACTATTTTAACTTCATTAAATCCCAATTAAGCCGCATATGATGTATCTTACGAAATCCCAGATGGATAAAATGGATGCTCTTTTTGACGCCCAGGAACTCCCGGACACGTTTCCCGAAGACATGGAATATGCCTTCATGGACTTGCTCGCTCCGGAAATGACCCTGGAACGTTATCTTGCCATGCCGGAGCAGGAGCGGAAGAAATGGTGGATTAACTGTGACACCCAGCCCGCAGCACCTACGGGATTCACGGACCCGGAAAACGGAGAAGAAATCTACGCCACCCACTACTACTTTGAGCCTGCCAGTCCGGAAATCCTCGACCGAATTTATTAATATGAAAAAAGCAAAACAACTCGAACTTCCTATTGCCTATCCTGAAAGCGGACGCTGGTTCGTTCCGGTCCGGCAATATAAAATAGACGAAAGGACCTATGCCCTCCGCATGGGCAAGCCTGTCCAGTTGGGCACCTCCTACGAAATATCCCGTGAGTTCCGCGTTGGCCGCCGTGTTCTGGCACGTCTGGCTGATGCTGGATTCATCGAACGTCTTCGTCCCACTCCATTCATGAGCATGTACTACTATGCCGACGTGGCTTCTTTTTTGGAACGCACGCGCCAAGACCCCAATTTCTGGACGGAAGCGCGTCGGGAGGCTTATCTGAACGGAGAAAATCCAGAAGAGGCTTCCATTATTCATTAGAGGCACGGAGATTATCCAGGGCGAGCCGTACAAGGCCGCCCTGTTTTTTTTTATATACTCCGCCGCATGTTCACCAACTCCCCTATTATCTGCGGTGATTCTCTTCCGGTCATGCGCGGTCTTCCGGACCAATCCTATGATGCTATCATCACTGACCCCCCTTATGCTTCCGGAGGATTGACGACCGCGGAGCGCAAGACTTCCCCGGCACGCAAATACATTTCATCCGCCAAATATCTTTCTTTCGAGTCGGATACACGGGACCAGCGTTCCCATTTCCTCTGGTCTGTCATGTGGATGCAGGAGGCTTTCAGGCTCACCCGCCACAGCGGCTGGTTCATGTGCTTTACAGACTGGCGGCAATTGCCGACAACCAGTGATGCCTTGCAGGTGGCAGGCTGGACTTGGCGTGCCCTCGTCACGTGGGACAAGACGGAGGCTTGCCGCCCGCATCAGGGTATGTTCCGCAACCAATCGGAGTTCATCTTGATTGCTACACGCGGGAGCATTGGCAAAGAGCAGGACCGCCCGCGCGTCTTTCCGGCTGGCGTCTGGCGGGAATACCTCCGCCCAGGGGACAAGATGCACCTCACAGGCAAGCCCGTCAATCTTATGACCCATCTCATGAGCGTTCTTCCTGCGGATTCCTGCCTTCTGGACCCCTTTGCCGGGTCTGGCACTACTCTTCTCGCTGCCCGGCAACTGGGCCACACGGCCCACGGCATTGAGCTTTCCCCTGACTATGCCCGTATCGCCAGAGACAGGCTGGCAGCACCCGCCAACTAG